TTCAGCAATACTTACTGATGCAGGAGATTTAGAAGACTGGAATAATGGAAATGACACACTCACTCTGATTACAAACGGAACACTAAGAATGATAGAATTACATGAAGATTACGAAAGAAACAATCAACATAGCTAACATAAATTTCATATCTGTAGAAGAATTAATTTTCTTGCACACAAGAATAATTGGAGAAGATTGGGAAATTAAAATTTCACCAAATTCTATCTCTAAACTTGTAAGAATGGGGTTTTTGAAAGATATAAACACAATTACTCCTACAGGTGAAACTGTCGTAGGATGTTGTGACACAAGCGTACCAATTGCAGTAACTAAGAGTGGTAATTTTGAAGAATTTTGGAAAGCCTATCCACAACATGATGGACATGACAAATTCTTAAGAAGCAGACTTTTAAGACTAAATAAACTGCAAACTAATATAGAATATAATCTTGTAATTTCCTCAGGAGTAAATCCATCTTCCCTATTAAAGGCATTACTATCAGAAATAAAATTTAGATCACAGCCAGGTCCAAATAATGCATTTAAGTACATGAAAAACAGTGTTAACTACCTGAAAACTCAAGCTTATATGGATTATATGGACTTTGAAAACGAAGAGACAAGAGATGAGTATGGAAAATCGGTCATATAAATCGTTACCTATAAAAGGTATTGATGAAGTGGCTGTAGAAACAAAAAAATACATCGTAGCAAGACAATCAGGCACTGAGAAATCTTTACAAGTCTCTTCTAAAAAACTCAATTCATGTTTCATGAATGGTTTTGACTGGAATAGGATTGTAACCATAGCTGGTTTGTCAGGTGTAGGTAAGTCAACAATAGCGAAACAATGGATAAGAGAAATCTTATTGCACAATGATCATAATTTCGAAGTTCTCGCATTCCAATTTGAGATGATGGGTATTGACGAAGTTGCTAGAGATCTATCTTTCCATACCGGAAAAAATATAAAAGAACTCTACTCTGCTAATGAGAAATTAAAAGACACTTTTGCTGTTGATAAAGCACTGGAGATTATCTCTAAGCACCCAGTTTCAATAGTAGATACTCATGGTACGGTAGATGATATACGCGACACTATCAAAAACTTTATATACTCCAAAAAGCTAGTTGAAAACAAAAAGAATATTATAGTTACTATTGACCACACCTTGCTTATTAAAGGTAAGGATGACAAGGCTACAATAGATGACTTAATGCTGATGTTGATAGATTTGAAAAAGTTTATTGCGTCATTGGGAATAAAGTCTCTTTTCTTTGTGGTATCACAGTTGAATCGGAACATAGAAAATCCAGAAAGGAGTCAAAACCCTAAGTTGCATTACCCGAATAAGACAGATCTTTTCGGAGCTAGTTCTGTTTATTTTGGCTCTGATTATGTAATAATCGCTCACAAGCCTTGTTTGATAGATGGAATTGGTAACTATTACGGCCCAGCAGTTAAAGGCTATGATTCGGGGCTACCGGTTTTTAATCCTAAGGATAAGGACCAACCAATGATTTATCTTCATGTCATCAAGGAACGTTTTGGCACTACCAAAATTGTTCCGTTTGTGGACAACCTTAAATTTGCCAATATCGAGGAATTTACTCATACGGCATAATGTTTGTAGAAATGTTGATTGGGTTCGGGAAATTATATTTCCTGTTCCTATTTTTTAAATAGTATTTAGATAACAGTAACCACTAAGAATGAAGTTTTATTACAAAGTATTACAGATAGGTGCAAGTGGCGGAGGTAAAACCTTCTCATTTAGAAACCTAGGGAAAGAAACAGGATATATTAATGTAGAAAACAAGCCGCTTCCATTTCCTGATAAGTTTGGCAAGCATATAGCAATACAAGATCGTAATCCTACAGCAGCTCTCTCTGCACTCATCGAACTGGCAAAAGACCCTACAATCGAGGTCATTGTCTTTGATTCATTTTCTGAGTATATGGATATGGTCTTGGCTGAAGCCAGAAAAACTAAGAAAGGGTTTGACATATGGAGCTCGTATTCCGAGGAAATTGCAAAATTTCATACTATCCTGAAAAAAATTCAGAAAACTGTTTTTGTAACGGGGCACTATGAGATCCTTAATATAGAAGGCGCACCAGAGAAACGACTTAAAGTGAGCGGGAAAGAGCACGAAGGTCAAGTAGAGAAACATTATACAATGGTTCTCTATGCTGATAAAACATGGTCTGATGCAAAACAGAATTTTAAATACGAATACCAATTGGCGGGTGAGAATATCTCAGCGAAATGCCCACCCCAGATATTCGGTGAAGATGTATTGAGGATTCCAAACGATTCAGACTTCATTAATAAACAGATAAACGAATTTACAAAGCTAAACGACTAATACTATGAGCAAGCAGACAGAATTGAAATTTGATTCGGAATTTGAGGAAACACTCGTATCCATTCCAGTAGGTATCCACACAAACGTTAGTGTCAAATCCGTCGAGATTGGCGACACATACTTTGATATTAATTTCGAAGATGATAAAAAACGCACAATGAGACACCGCGTATTCGAACCGAACGGGAAATTCCCTAATACTAAGAATGGGGTAACAGAATCTACTGAAGAAGCTATCATCCGTGAAGAGCGTGATAAAGCAGCAGTACTTTCTAAACTCGTAAAGATATTTGAAGCGCCACGAGTAATTTCTGAGAACTACTTTGATTATGTGGAGAAATGCGTAAAAGCGCTTACTCCAAGGCTAAGCAAAGCTAAAGTTAATGTAAAGCTTATCTATGATGCAGACTTTAAGTTTTCTCGGGTACCAAACTGGTCCTTCATTGAGAAATACGTTGAAGGTGAAGAGCCTACCCTCGCTTACAGTGAGTGGGAGTTGGCTAATCGGGTTACTAAACCTGAGCCAAAAACCTCCAATAGCCACGATATACTTTAATCTCACACAGGAGGCTCGTAAAAGCGGGCCTCCTTTTTTTAGCTTTTATGTACAATATATCAGTATCATATCTCTATTCTTTATACAAAACTCGATTCATCACTCACCGAATCCACTCTTACATCCTCTATTCTCATAAAGGACTGTCAGCCTCCAACTGTTTAGAAATCTATATACGTCACGGTGTCATTTACCCAACGTATCAAGTAACCAAACTCGCTCGGTTGCTTTCATCATATCACACTTTGCTAGACATCATTAATCACTATATCATTTACGGAGATCCGTGCAAGATGGCAGTTTATCACTTCCTTAAAGAAGATCTAAAAATGCCACTGGACATGCGTCTCTATTTTTCTAACTATATAAGATATAAACATGCTCAAAATTTCATACTCCATCAAGTTTAAGCTTGGTGAAGAAGCCGCATATCGAGAAACCATAGTATTCGAAAATGTGCCTGAAGAAGGTGCCCCTGATTACATAATGGATTTCTATGTAGAATCTGAGTTAAGGGAAATTGATACGGAATACATCTGTCCGGTAATTGAAATCCTCAGCATCACTGAAGTGCCCAGATTGCCAGAGACATACTCTCCATTCAATACGACTTCACCTATAGAAAGTGTTCATCCAGCTGAGGAAGTTATAGTTCCGCACTTTGATTCGGACAGTACGAACGAACCCGAAGAAAACAATGTGCACCAAGATGAATATGATAGTACTGGAGCAAGGAATTACATGGATGAGCTATTGAACGAAGAGCCACAAGAAATTAACATAAACACACTTTACGATGGCGAACGCACTTAATCTATCAGTTTATTTTTCACAAGACAACTCAGTAGGCCCAATTGATGAAGTCAACGATGATGTAATCATCAACAAATTCTTTTTGGACCCGGATGACAGCACAGATGAAGTTATATTCAACGAAGTGAAAAGCTTCTTGAAGAAGGCACGAGCAGGACAGATGTTTAGCACCAGAGATAACGACTGTATTGTCGTAAATACAATTTTCAAATCAAAAACAGAAGATAACGAGAATTAGAATAAGAGAAAATGTTTGACTCCGATTTTGACCCATTCAGATTTATCCTAGAGAACCAAGAATCCATTATAGAACACTTCTTCAATATTAAACTTGACGGTAAGAATATTATTTGCTTGTTTAGGGAAGACAAAAACCCAACTTGTGGATTTTATTATGCTAAAACTGGTAGGCTCTACTACCACGATTTTAAGACTGGAGATAACTTTGATGCTGTGGGAATGGTGATGAACTTGAAAAAGATTAATCGTTCCCAAGCATTAAAATTAATATTAGATAATAAACAAAGATATACTAAGAAAGAAAAGAAAGCAGTGGAAGAAAGAATTTATTCCTACTTAGAACACGAAAACTTTTCGTACTTTGAGAAATATTATATAAGTAAGAGAACTTTAAATTACTTTAGAGTAAAAGCAATTAAAACGCTGTATATCAATGGTAATGTATACAAGAGATGGAGAGATTTAAACCCAATTTTTAGTTACGGGTATTCTTCTAAGCGACAAAAGTTCTATCGACCAATAACTAAAAATGATGATAAATGGTTTGGAGATTCTAACCATGATGACGTATTCGGATTAGAACGCTTGCCTTGGGTAGGGCAAACAGTCATTATTACCTCCTCCGCTAAAGATACGATGGTACTTAAAGAGCTTGGCTTCAATGCTATTAACTTTGACTCCGAAACTATCTCTTTACGAAACACTACTATTAAGTCCACTCTCTCGTCTCTTAAACGGAGATTCAAGTATCTATTTGTATATATGGATAATGATGCTGCAGGACTAGCTACTAACAAGAAAATATCCGAATTTATAGGAGCTATGCCTTTAGTCAATCCTTACTCATTTAAAGATGTATCTGACCACTGCAAGCATTACGGATTAAAAACCACAAAACGTATGGTAGAGAAAATGATATCTAAACAAGTGAGAAACTATGTCATTCCAAACGTCACATTCGATGTCCCATTTTAATTATAATAAACTACGCATGACAAAAACAGAAATATTAATAGATAGAAATATCATATCTCCGGATTGGGCTGAAGCAATACCAGAAGCATTTACTTATTTCTACGATAACATCGCTCCCGAGATAAAAACAAAAGCCCAAAAAGCTCCAGTATACCCAGAAGCACTCAGTATATTCCGTGCGTTTAAAGAATGTTCAGAAGATAAGGTAAAAGTAGTTATCATTGGACAGGATCCATACCATGATGGTAGCGCAATAGGAGTGTGTTTCGATAATCCTGTAAAAAGTAAAAAGGTTTCCCCGTCTTTACGGAACATCTTAATAGAGTTAGAAAGTGATTTAAATGGCTACTTAGAAGGTATAAAAAGAAAAGTTTCTTCTTCTTATTTAGAACACTTGCCAGCACAAGGAGTATTGCTACTAAATACAGCACTAAGTGTAGAACATGGCAAACCAAACTCTCACTCTGAACTTTGGGCACCATTTACTAAACAGATCATAGAACACTTGAATACTAAAAATGATATCATTTGGGTAATGTGGGGAAATTATGCAAAAAGCTACAAGAAAGTGATAACGAACACAACTCATCATTTTATTGAGGGCGCACACCCATCTCCACTCAGTGCAAATCGAGCTGGATTCTTTGGTGGTAAATACTTCTCTAAAACAAATGAGATTCTCAAATCACTCAAAAAGAAAGAAATTGTATGGTGATATGTATAATACCTTGGTATTTAGCAGTTGGTGTCATGGCGCTAACTATAATCTTTGCTTGGTGGGCAACTAAACCAAAGAAATATGAATATGATCTAACTCAGATCACAGAAGTAGATGAACTTCTTCTTCGTCTAGATGAACTAAATGGAGGTTTGTATGAAACAACTCCTATTGTATTTATCAGTATTGATGTCGTTGCAAAACTACTTATAGCTAACTATAATTATAACGGCCTAAAAAAGAATTATCCAAAACTGAAGATAACAGTAGTATAATGGTCACTAAGGCACGAAGACGAGGAGCAGCAAAAGAGATAATCGTAGATGGTGTTAAGTATAAGTCTCTGTTAGAAGGAGCAGCTGCTACACTACTTAAAGAAGCAGGCCTTGAGTTTAAATACGAACCGACTAAGTACGTTCTCTTAGAAGGATTTAAAGGCCAAAACTTTTGCGTAGAAGAAGACAAATTATCCCCTACTAATATACAGGTAACATATACGCCTGACTTTGTAGGGCCGTATTGGATAATGGAGACTAAAGGAATGAAGACTCCTGACTTTATGATTAAGTGGAAGTTCTTCAAGCAGAAACTTGAGGAAGAAGGTGATAAGAAGATATTATTCATGCCGCGAAACAAAAAACAGATTATGGGCGCCATAAAGAAGATCAAGAACTTACGAGTGTTTCAAGAGTGCTTCATGATGATTGATGTGAGAATCGCTTATATCAATAAGTTGATACGAGAGGATAAGATATTTGCAGAGCGTATGAATGAAGACTATGCAACTGAGGAGCAGCGTAATACTCTAATGAAAGCTCACATGGATAACACTCTTACTTATGATGAAGCAGAAGAGCTTATTTACGAAGCATTCCCTGTTATGAGTAGCAGATTAACAAAACTTGAAAAATTAATTTCAGCAATATGAAACAAGAAACATTAGAAGCTATCATGGAGAGAGAAGCTTTATGGGAGCTAGAAATAAGTATAAAGAACAACTGGTCACGTACAGAATTTGATAGTATTGATAATGCTATACTAGACAAGCTTAGAGAATCGCATTCAGAAGAAGCTATGGCTGAAGCTAGAATGTATCATCTTGTTTGTATAACAAAAAGCACGGTAGCTTTAAAAGCTGGTGAACAGACAAGTTTCATTGTATTACAAGATAACGAAACTGAAGCAATAGCTAGTTATGGAACCATAGTCGATACTGCAAATAGCAGCACAATGACGGCTTACGAAACACCTAAGCAAGTAAAAGAAGTAATTACATACAAAGAAATTTAGAAAAATGGCAAACTTGACAAAAGACGAAGTAAATGTTCTTGCACAAAGAGCATATGATATTAAAGCAGCAGAGATAGTTCTTCATAATGAAGCTATCAAAGAATCTGAAAAATATAAAGAGTTTGTAAAAGATGTAGAACGCAAGCATATTTTAAAGTTAATTAAAGACCGAGAAGAAATACAAGAACAGCACGCTGAAATGGTGGCTACAGGACTTGCTAAACTTGAAGTTCTACGACAAGAAATTAATGATCTTGATAAAGACCAAGAATATATCAATCATAGGTGGGGAATCCCTTCTTATGAAGCTGTAAAGAATCAAATCGTCGCTAACGAAGGTAAAGTGTTGTTCCCAACTAAGCACATTAGAAATAATGAGCGATTTGAAAACAAACTTAAGTCAGTAGCGGTAATGAACAAAACTAAGACACCAACAGAAGTGTTAGAGATATTACTAACAGTTAACGAAGATGAATAAAAAGACAGAAAACTTGTACAAAGAGCTTGAAGAGTTAGTCCCACTATACGTTAAATATATATTCTTAGGGCAGATCTTAGGTACAAAAGAAAGAGATATTATAGATCGCTACTCAGGTTTAGGCTTTACTGCTGAAGAACTTGAAGCTGCTTCTAAAGAAGTGTATGCTAAGTTAGTTGAAAAAGAAGCAATACCACCATTACCAGAAATCACGGAAGTACTCCCAGGATCTAACTCAGAATTAATTACAGAACTATGATAGCATTAGCAGCAATATTAGGAATTTTTGGATTGTGTTTTCTCTTCGGGGAAGTTAAATTAAGCGTCACTTATAACGCTAAGACACGTGTATATACAAACAAGAGAACAGATGAAAAACTGCAAGAATAATGGATACTAAAATAACGGATTACTTTAAGAGCAAGAGGGTGAGTAACTCTATGTTAAGTGGATTACACAATCCTCGATGGATAAAAATCAAGTTTAACAACCCAGACACAGAAGATGAAGATCGAAAAGCATTTCGTATTGGCGGTGCCTTGGACTGCCTTCTCACTTCACCAGATCGTTGGGAAAATGATTACCATGTAAGTGATGCTATACGCCCATCAGGATACATGGGGAAATTTGTAGAGCATCTACCATGCGGACTCGACGAATCATCCGCATCTGAACTCTATCAAGTGGGATATGAAAAGTCCGGGTATAAAATGAAGATAGAACGTGTTATCGAAAACATGTGGAAGAATGAAGAAACAGCTAAATATTATAGGTCTGTATGCGAAGTTACTGGAAAAGTAATCATAAGTAAAGATGAATATGAGTTAGTATTGAAATGTAAGGACCTGATTCTCGCTAATGAATTTACCCACCCCTACTTTGTTACTTGGGATGATTGGATGGATAACCATATAGAACTAATACACCAATACCCTATCTACTTTGATTATAACGGGTTTGAATGTAAAGGGTTGCTAGACGGCATACGAATTGATCACAAGGAAAAGAAGATATACCCATTTGATTTGAAGACTACCTCAGGAGGTGTTTATAACTTTCATGAGAGTTTCTTAAAGTGGGGATATTACAGACAATGCGCTTTTTACGAGCAAGCAATGCTTACTGATGAGCTAATTAGCAACTTAGTAGCAGATGGCTACACTATTGAAGATTTTGTATTTGTAGTTGTAGACTCTAAGCTAAGCTCATCGCAAGCTGCAGTGATCTATAAAACAAGTAAAAGGGATAGAGAGTGTGGTTTAACAGGTTGTTACGTAGGAAATAAGTATTATAAAGGAATCAATGAATTAATGGAGGAACTTAGGTTCCATATCGAAACGGATTACTGGGACCTTCCTAAAGACGTGTACCTTAGTAACGGTGTAATTAAACTAGACGTATTTAATGACGCAGAAAAGCAGATCGTTCATTCTCCCGATGCTTAAATTGGGAGTACCGCAGAACTACATTATCAACACCTACTTAGGTAACTCAGAATATGAAAGTAACGAGGATTGGGGAAATTTCTTTTACGTAGAATTACGTGAGGACACCCCCACTATCTTACTGTCTAAAGCAAGAATTAATGAAGCATACCAACATGAATACGATACCTTAACAGGATCTATCATGCTAATATTTAGAATATCGGACTACCAAAAAGACCACATAGTTACTCCTTTTATTAAAGGCAAGTACTCTGAAATTGATCGCGCTTATGTTCGAGAACACTTCTCTCAATATATACAAGGCCAGCTATCATTCGATTATAGAATCCTCACCAAAGATAAATATACCCCCTCAAGATTTATCCTTATCCGAGATTACTGGAAACGTCAGATTGGAATAGCGCTTCCTGAAGATGCTGAGATCTGGAGTATCCCGAGTAAGGAAGATGAAATATATTTGCACTTATCACTTTAAATTTTATATAACATGCGTTCTAAAAAAGGTCAGCTCACTAACACACAGATGAAGAATTCACTTAAAGCACAAGGCTTTACTAACACTAAGAAATCCTCATTGGGTTTTCAAAAGTGGGTACACGCAGATGGAAAGACTCTATTAGTAAATGGAATTCAGATCCTTAAGTAAATAATCGAGATTAAACACAAAAGGGGGTACTTCGCTATGAAGTACCCCCTTATTTTTTTCCTAACGCTTAATAAGTTCTCACATCCAAAAACTGTTGAAAGTAAGAATCATTTTCCATCTTAGAATATAAATCGTGATATGCAGAAATAAAAGGAATACTTCTCTGAAGATCTTTACTCCCTCGGAAATTACCGTCTCGTGTTAATGCTTTATCATCCATACCAACTGTGTACATAAGCACACTCCAAAAAAACTTAGAAGATGAATCTAACATTGCAATTGACTTCTTAGCTGTAACTGGAGCTGAAAGATTAATCGCATTCTTAAGAATCTCTATTGGAGAAACATACGAACCAAAATCATCAGTGATCCGGTAGAACATTTTCTTAGTAGTGTCTTTATCGTCATCATCCCACATACTCTTACCTGCAAGTATCATAAAGAAGTAGAGTGCTGAAGTAATGGCAAAGTCTTTAAGATCTTCTTTCTGTTGCTCAGAAAGCTTATCCCAATCGTAAGACTCATCAAACTGAAAACCAAAGAACTCACGTATTTTAGAACCTTTATCTCCTGGAGTAGAATTTTGTATAGCTAACCTATTAAAAAGTAAACCTAACAACATTCTCCAACGGCCTTCTACAATAGATGCATCCCACTTAAGTATCTCCTTACCGTGGATATCAACTTCCTTCTTAAAAAAGCCTTCTCCTTGTCTCGTTCCACGCGATGCCCAAACATTTTTAAGTATTGAAGGAAGATAACGTTTTAACTGCATCATAAGTTCACCAAGTATATAATACTCAGCAGCTACTCTTTCATCTAACCTATAACCTCCATGAATCTTCTCATAAAGAAATTTCATAGCATTTACTTCTTCTATTTCTAAGCCCAGTACTTCCTTATACGAAGGTTTGTCTGAGAAATTAGAGGTGCTACGCTGCCCACGAGATCCTCCTTGGTAAGTAATATTGCCATCTACAACTTCATAAGCATCCCACATTGAGATCTCGTTACCATTCTTATCTACAGTTTTCATAGCTTTTAGTTGCGCTATAAACATAGAAGTCGCAAGTACTTCTTCAGGTAAAGAGTGAAAAAGTGTTAAAGTTTTAGTAGTGAATAAATTATTGTTAGCTGTCAACATTTCATTCTTAGATGAGTACCAATCCACATTATCAGGCATATATCCAAATTGTTCCATGAGTAACCAACCTTTAGTGGTGCGAAAGTTACCTGTAAATGCATCTCGACCAAACATGCCAATTGCTTCAGCATATCCTTCTCGAAGATGAGAAAGACCAAAAGACGCATTGCCTACCTTAGAACCAAAAGAGTTACGAGCTGCTTCTTTAAGAGTTACAAGATTAGCAAACACAGCGTTTACAGAACCTGAAACAGGTTTTAACCACATAGTAACTCCACTAAAATAAGATTTAACTGAACGAAGAAACTTAACTCCACTAAACTGTTTATAACCTTCTTCTGTTACTTTGCCAAACGAACGGCCACTAAAATCAATTCCTGTAGATTTCTTACCTAAAATATGAAGATTAACTGAGTCTTCTATATATGCTTCAAGTCTTGGCTTTTCTGCACCATTTTCCATTCGCTTATTAAAGTCAAGATATAACTTAAGACCTAACCCATAAGCATAAACCTCATCCATATGAAGCTTGTAAAAGTTCTGTTTTACAAAGTTATCTAACGAAAGCTCAAGGTTCAGTGTGTAGGCTTGTTGATCCATGATATGATCATTATCTAAATACTTCATAGGAATAGCTTCACGAGAAGCATCCCACTTGTCAAACACCATTTCGTAGTAATACGTGAAAGTACGATTGTAGATAAACTTTAACGTTTCTTTAGAGAAAGTGCTGTACCTTCTAGCTACATCATATAACTGAGGAGCATACTTAGGAAAGAATCCTTTATAGTAAGCAAACTCAGGACGAGAAGAGTTGGAGTACTTACCATTAAACAGGTCAAGGTTGGTCACATTAAGTTTGCGGCCAGCGCGCTCTGTAAATGTAACTACTCGATTAGCTAGTGCAGTGTTGCCTTTAGGAATATTCTCATAGTTAGCTAACTTGTCGTTAAAGAACATCTCAACAGAGTTGTTTACAAAGTTTAAAAAGTTCTGTTGCGCCTGAGAAAAACTCTTAAACTCAGAGTCATCAGCATGATATAACCGAGTTCCTTTATATGCCCATTCGAAAAGCTTTGTGCGATCTATTCCACCTATTACTTTAGAGTACGGCTTACCTGTACGCTCTTCTATTAGCGGGTTCAGTACATCATCAAAAGCAGCTCTCCACTTACCATGCGCTGTCCTCGCATGCTGTTTCTTTTCAGAAAGTATCGAGTAATAAGCCTTGATATAAGGATTAGTAGAAGCTGTATTAGTTCCCATCCAACGATCCATCCAACCCATATCAGTATCCCAAGACTTGAGATCCATTTCAGGATCTCTCTTTAACTCGTTAATCTCTTTAATAAGCTCAGCTATCTGCACATATCTCTCCTTACCTGAGTGCTTACCTACTGTTATGTTCTTATATAGATTAGTATCAAACATAACTAAAGATTGAAGTTCTAACATCTTAAGTTTAAGCACTTCTCCAGCTTCCTTGTTACCATACTTGTTAGCAGAGACATAGTTATATGTGGCTGTATCAAATATAGAAGGGGAAGCTTCTAACATAGCTTTGTAAGTAGAAGGACGCTCAGCCTGTAAATACGACTTAATCATCTTAAGGTAAGCGGGTGTGTTGATGAATCGTGCAGAGTCTATCTCATCTATATTGTAACGATTAGTTACGTGCACCACTTCCAAATTCTTAAATCGCGCTTTAGGATTGTTCAGCTTAATCATCATAGCGTATAGCATGATCTGAAGCTTAGCCTTGTTACGAGGGTTTACGAAGATATCAGCATCTCCAGCTCTTCCATATTTAAAGAAATCAAGTTCAAAGTTTCTATCAAAATGCTTACCTGTTTTTAGATCGAACACACTAAAAATATCTCCACCATGATCTATTACTAAGTCAGGTGTTCCCCCTACGTTCATAATCTTACTTACCATAGAAGGTTCCGCAATAAGCTTATCAGTTCGTAATGAAGGATTATCGTTATATGCATTTGTGCCTGTTCGACCAATAATACGCTTTATTGCTTCAGCATCTAACCAATCAAATTCTTTAGGCGCAATACCTGATACCGAATACATCTCAGATAAACCCGTGTTATCACCAGAAATAAAGTTAGAAATAATTTTGTGAAAGATTATTCCTTTGTACTTACCTATCTCATAGGTCTCATCTACTAATCGTTTATATGTTTCATAATCTACTGCAGTAACGAACTGAGAGAACTTCTTCTTTTCAGTCTTGTCAGTATCTTTCCAAAAGTTATCAGCTTGACGAGTTCCGAAAGTATCCACAAGAGTAAATGGTTTATGTTGCATAGCAGGCATAAACTCATTAGTCACTGTCTGGTATTCTTCACCATCCATTGTATACACCTGTTTAATCTCATCTTTAACTGCATTAGACAACACAGAGTAAGAGGGAGAAACGGGGTACTTAAGAGTAAGGAAATCTCTGAATGCTTTTACATCTTCAGGAGTGCCAATAAAATGTACCTGCTCTGGTTCATGTACTGCAATCTCATCGTACTCATCATTGTATACACCATCATATCCTTGATCCTTACCTAATGATGGGAGTATGTGTTTAGATCTCTGCTCTCTGAAATCGTCCATAATAGCAGGAAAATCATTAGACTTAGAAGTGAGAAGGTTCTTTATATTCACTAAGAATAGCCCAGGTTCTCCATATTCACTAACAGTACTTTCATAACCAAGACCAAAATAAAAACCAGCTCCTGAAGGGTATAGTCCTGAATACCCAGACAAACCTATAGCACTCTTGTCAAACTTCTTAGGTTGCTTTAAATATTCTTCCAGACTTTGTAATCTTTGCAGATCGAATCCTTCTAAAGTACCTTGTTGTTTTTGTAATCTGAGACTTTCTAATTCTCCATTACGAACATCCATGTATTCTGGAAATTGCGTATTAATTTGCCCAGCATGATAAACAATATCTTTAATCGCTGATTTAGGGAAAATAGAATTTAAGTAAGCTGCATATTCTTGCTGGTTACCAACAGTACTTAACTGTGGATATTTTCTAAAGGCTATATCAACTCCTGAAATTGAGGGGGCCGAAGCCCCTACTATCTCATTCGCATTTGGAAAATGATCCGCATTATTCTTATCCTGCCAGATAGCAACCTTAGCAGATAACAATGGTACTGAAAGGCCAGTTTGTTCTTGGAGGGCCTTAAACTCCGGATTATTAATATTTACGCATTTAGCCATTGCAATCTAATAATTTTTGTTGCTCTTCTGGACTGTATTGTGAAAATTCCTCAAGACTTAAACCGAAGGCTCTTAACACGTTATCTACTGACTTAGGTACTCCGTCTTCATCCCAATCAGATAATACTGCTGTATCGGAGATGTCTTGAAACTTTATGATAATACCTGAACCTGTTGGGTTCTTAGTAACGCTTCCTACTTGTACTTTCCTACGTAATGAGCGATCATAGTTATAACTAGGAGTTATAAAAATTATATCATCCTTTTTAACTCCGTTAATTAATTTAGAGTAAGTAAGTGCAGTAGTTGGAGACTCTTGAACTGTATGAACAGTAAGTTCTGTAGGAGTAAAGTTTGTTGCTATATTGTAGTTATCAGGAGTTTCTGTATAATAAACATCATTTATATTTCCCACTTTCTGGTAATACCCGTAATCTGGGGTAAAAAGAACAAGCTTAAACACAGTAGTTTTTTGCTTGTATGTATCCTTAATGTAAGGTGGGAAAGCTTTGGCTTCTCCTTTATCGTTCTTCTCAGGAGTAAACCTTTTATCAAAGAACACCTTAATACGAGTATCCGTGTTAGGTAATGTTATTATTTCATAACCAGCATCTATAGCTTTAGCCTGTGTAACTGGATCATATGGAATGAACGAAGCAGATCTATCGTAATAGATCTTAGGTAGCCTATTTGCATTTGTAATTACGTTAAACAACGCAAAGTGATTAAGCTGCGCACCTGTAACACCTTCAGAAGCGTTTGTCAACTTAGTTACATATCTATCTATAACGTTTTTAAACATTGTAGATGGAATATACGCTGCGTAAGAAGAAGATGAGTTATCAAGTCCTAGGTTAAGTAACGCGTAAACTAAAAGATCTCGTTGTATTGGAGATACCTTAGACGAATCAAGAACTAAGGATCTTGTAACTTCACCATTGATGATTGTATACTGGTTAAGTTGTTTAAAACCTAATGCAAGTTTAGCAATATCTTCTGGTTGAATACCTATACCTGCTCTAAAACTAAGTGTACGAACTTTCTGATCATTAAACTGTATAGAAAGCGTGTTTAAGAATTCGTTACGTTCACCTAATGGGTGAGTTCTGTCATAAGCTTGTAACTTCTGAATAAACGTAGCAACTTCATCATTAAATGTTCTTTGTTTAGAAAGTACATATGAACCTCCATCAGAAAGAGTAACTGCTTTAGGAGTTACTAAGGAAAGCCTCGACTTGATTAACGGGTCAGAAGCTAGCAGGTAATTAGAGAATGCACGGCGAATTTTAACATACTCTTCTCCAGTTTCATCTGCAGAGTTAAGCGTTACTGCTTTGTAAACTTCTTTAGACATATGTATCATAGGATCAGAGTGGAGTGACCACTTGTCTTTAATAAAGGAAATCAGATCCGTGTTTACTTCGTAAGCAGCTTTTAAATGTGCCGCAGAGTTGAACATGTTAGGAATAATGAATGAGAAGTCTTGACGAGACTTAAGTACTCCATCTTTATATGTACCTATCTTAGCTTCTAGCAACTCTTGGTTCTTAAAGATATTCTGAACAAACACTTCCTGCTCTTTAACAATGTTAAGGAACGTAGATAATGATCTCATATCCCCACCAATCTTAAAGCCTTTAGCGAAAAGATGAACCGCAGCTGCAGTGATTTCATCATTAGGAGTTGTTATATTATTTTTCAGATCTTCGAGAGACAACACCTTAGTACTTACTGGGTACTTCTTTAAAAGATCAGCTACAAACGTACTAGCGTTCTTAACTTTAGATTTAGTTAATGGTTTGAATACATCTTGATATAATAACGCAATTATAGCTTCCATTGGCATACCTGTAGAAACAAGTCCTACTACTGCATTACCTATGTTCTGGTTAATACCAGCGCGATATAAATAACCAAGTTTCAAGTTATCTATCGCAGCATTAGTAAGTGTATCAAGAACTTGAGTAACTAAGTATTTGCCTTCAGCATCTTTAGTAGCGATCCTATCAAACAGTGTATCTTCTCCGTTTATATTGAAGCGATAGCGAGTATCATAATTTAGAACCGGTGAACGGTACTCTTTAAACTCGAAAGTTTTATAATAGTCGTCCTTAGCTTTCTGTAAATTATCTATCTGTTTATTAAGCGCAGTTTTCTTATCAGCATCAGAAGTCATCAATAACTCTTGTTGAAGTTCTCCAATAGAAATATAAATTTTATTTAAAGTTTCCTCCGCACCAGCAGTAGCTAAGTAACCAAATGATTTAGCTGCATTAGCAAAGGCACCAGTTAATACAACACCAGCTGTAAGCATTTCGAATGCTTGAAACTCATCTTCTAAGTTAGTTAAATCTAAGTCCTTACCTTGTTGAAACTGTTTGTAGAAATCATCATCAATGATGTCTGTAAGAGCAGTAAAGGCAATTGGGGTAGTCATACGATACTTATTGTTCTCGTCCGTAATAACATCTAACATAGTCTCTGTGACAGAGTTCTTAAGGTACTTAGCTTTGAGAGACTTGAGAGATTTAATACTTTTAGAAATTAATCCTCCAAACCCAGCTTTTAACTCCTCTTGTAGAGAACCTTCTAAGCTTTCTAGTGCAGCTAAGTTATATTTGATATAGTTTAGGTATTCTTTAGATAAAGAATACTTGTTGTTTACAACCTCATAACCTACTGGAGTATCGGCATTAGTATTTATCATCACATCTTCAGTAGAAACTATCTCAGTTATAAACTTAAGAACTGTCTCGAGATAAGGAATAAATGAAGGATTTAAGGTTGAGAAGTCTTCAATCTTAGTAATCATTTCTGAAAACGCACTTAATACAGTAGGTTCCATAATTTTATCTGGACCCATTACTATGTGATTACGTTTCATCCAAGATTTACGGAATGTAGCTTCATTAGGAGCTTTAGAAGCTATGAACGCCTCTTGGAACTTACGTTCTAACTCAAGTCCACTATCAGTAGTAGCTGTAGCAACTTCTACGGATAACTTAAATTGTTCTTTAAACGTACGCTTTAATTCCTGCAGTTTTAATATGTCTTCTTGACTTTCAAGTGTATCTTCTAAACTTTTTAACTCATTAAACACTTGTCCAAGTTTAGATATAAGTCCTGTTAACACAATTCCATCTACATAAGAAGCTTCAGAAATGCTTACAGTCTCACGCATAATTACAAAGAGACTATCTACGTCAAAGTCACTACCATGAATAGGCACTAACTCTTTAGGAGCTATAATCACGTTTGTTTTACCACCAGGATATGTGTCTACAATACGAAATGCAATTGCAGAGTGGAGTTCAGTAGAAGGAATACGAAATGCCATACCATCAGGCATAGTATAAATACTCTGGCCGTTCTTAAGCGCCACACGCTGTTCTGTAGTAAGTAACTCAGCAGGAACTACAACTTCAGCTACTAACATTTTTCTCCCATTTACTTCTTCATACTTGTAAGTAAGCGCATCTAGATTTGTTTTGTTAGTTGCAACTATATCTGTTCCTGTATCCCAAGACACACCTTCTGCTGTTTGAAGTACAAGCTTACCACCTTTAAACTTAATCTTGGTAGTAGATTTTCCTAAACCAGAAGCAAGTGCAATGATACCTTTCTTCTCAAGAATTGGGTGATTATGGTTTACACCATTATATATAAGGTCAAGAGCTCTTTCAGATCCTGAACCTCCCAAGTTCTTAGCTAAGTATTTATTCAACCCTTCTTTAGTTAAAGTATCGAAGAACTCTTTCTTACCATCGTTTATTAACTCTGCTATCAAATCATACACCTGTCTTGCTGCAACTTGTGTATTCTCGTAAGCAGGATTCTTAAGCTTGTCTCCATATACATTTAAGAAGTACATCAACTGAGAGTAAACTGAAACATCTTTCTCTACGTCTGTAGTAGCATTGAACTGTAACCGATAATTGTGATTAGATAGCGTAAGAGATGGCAGTACTGGCGCAGAATCATATGCATCTGCAAAATCACTTAACATTCCAACAGCTCCTATTCCTTCTAAAGAAGATAAATCAGTATCCTTGCCAGCTACTTTTTTCATAATATTAGCCATCGTAGGATATTTCAAAGGCACACCTTCTTCAGAATATAAAATAGGCAATCCAACTTTGACAGCGGATCTAAAGACAGCTTCATCATTACCCTGACTCTCCATCACTTCTCGTAACCTTGCAAGATACTTAAACTTAGCACATAACTCGTCAGTAAGGACTACTGTAGAGTTTTTAACATACCGAGCGATTGAAGTACTCATTACAGGGTTACCATCTTTATCATTGAAAGTATGTGGGTCTATACCGAAGTACACAGGCTTGTGGACATTACCTAATGTCCAAGATTTCTCAAAGCCTTTAGAAAGATCTGCTAAGCGAGCAGGAGTCATAAACCCTTGCGCATCTGTAGACTCAAACTCATCACCAAAAAATGTCATAAAGTTTTCGAACTCTTCTTTCTCATTCTCAGGTACTACGCCGCCGAAGAACAGCTCTGCAAACTTAGCTCGTGTAGTTTCTAATCCGACTACTGTATCAGCAAGGATAGCAAGTTTGTAGGTCTCTTTCATACCTATTATTGGGTCAACTAACCCACGAATACCAGGAGCTTTTGTCCCAGCAAAACGTTTAATAATCATATCTACAGAAGGAAACGCTGAGTAGTCACCTAAATATAATTGATTTAAATGATAAGAGTTAACAGTGTTATTTAAGTAAAAAAGAGTAAACAATGGTAAAATTAAATTTATATTGCCCTTATCACTAGATTTAAAATTAATAATTTCCTCACCTTTAGTAAAGTCATATTGAATAGTATCTAAAAGTTCATTAAACTCACCACTAAAGAGGTTCTTTTCTTTTTCAGCGTTTCGTAAAGAAAGCATGGTAGCGATCATTCGTTTATCAAAAGAAGGTTCTAACTCTTTAATATTGTTCTCTAAGTAAGTAAGCGCTTCTTTCTTTAAGTAATCGTAAGCACGAGCTGCGAGTTCATCAGAAGGAATCTCTCTCCAATTAGGAAACTCAGTACTTACCTTTAAGCCAACTTTAAAGTTAGCGAATAGATTAGAACTAAGTGACTTCTCATACTTCTCGATATCTATGATACCTCTTTCTAATAGATTTGCTTTCGCTTTTAAAGAATCAAACATTTCTGCTATACCATATTTTGTCTTGTCCATAGAAAGTAATCCTAAACGAACTAATGGATGCTTAGGAGAGTCTGAAGGAACAAAAGAAAACTGGTGGTAAGAATTTCCATATTGACGAATGCCGTCTACAAATCCAGTAATAAACTTACGCTGGAAGAAAAAGAACTTGTTCTCACGTAGGTACTCGGTTGAAGAGCCATTGTCTTTATTCTTAGCGCCAGCATACTCACCTACAGCATAGATTCTATTCGCAGCTCTTTTTGGAGACTGTATAAATATATTATGCTTATGTAAGTCGGTAAGTAGGTGATCGGGCACAACTCTAAATTTAGAATTCTTAGTTGATTGTGAGTTGATTAAAGAAGAATCTATATCTATAATGTTGTTGAGTACATCATACATAAAGGAAGACTCGTGATACTTATAGAACTTATTACCATTAAGATCGAGTACAGATGGGTTACGAATAAACTCATCAGATCTAGCCATTGGTTTATTGATCTCAGAGATATAACCATCGACACTCTCTAGCCATTCAGGGAAGTTAAACACCTTAACAGTATCATCTTCAGAAGTAACAATGTCAGAAGTGACTTTAGCAGTATGGCTAAGCAATCCTTTTATCTTCTCTGCAAGCTCAGCAACCTCCTCATCTTTAATCGTCAGATTATTAGCTGGAAGATTCAGCATCTTATAGAAATATCGAATAGCCACTTTCTTAGCTTTTGGGTTACTACTTAGTGCAGCCCGTATTGTTGTAGGCTTGCCTTCTGACACGAACTTATGATCGTAATAAAGTGTGTGCAGACTTTTCAAAGTGCCGTTACCAAAACGCTCATACAATTCATTAGAGATAAACTCTTTAATAGTGACAGAAACGTCAGAAGAACGAGACTTAACCATACGGAATGTATTACCTTCTGCAGATGTACGTGTAGAGATAAACAAATCTGTTTCCTTCATTGAAGCCATAGTATTATGAACACCTCGTAAGACGTTTATAGCATCTGCCTTGTGTAACATCTTATTGAACTGTGCAATCGTAAGAGCATTATTCTTCGCCTTAAGGAAAAGGAATAGTGAGTTAGATGTCATCTGCTTACCTGATGTAGGAAGCTTCTCTAACTCAGCAAGAGTTTTTATACCGTCTGCTTCATAAGCAATGTAAGCATTTACGCCTGCAATAGAATTCACTGCTGTAATATGAAGATTCGTAGGGATGGTTACGCCATCTACAAAACTGTTATTAGTAGCAAGGATTATATTGTTATATAAGTTATCTATGATTGCAAGATCTAACCCTGAAAGACCAGAATCAGATTTAAGTTTTAACAACTGCGCACTGATAGAGTTCTTGGTACTCGAAAGACTTTGAGTCCAATCAAGAGTAGAAGCGAGCTGCATTGTCTTAATGTACACAAGTGCTGATGATAGATACCTATTACCTACCTGCACAAAAGACAAGAAGTCCTTCATACTTTCAGAGAGTGTGGTCTCATAAGACTTGTTATATAACTTAAGATATTCTAAGATACCAGAAGACTCTTTTAACTCAGTATCACCTGAATAGAATTCCTCTTCTCCTAACTCAGCAAGCTCCAAGTTCACACGTCCAATAGCATTCTCATCAAAGTTTGTGTTAGGATAGATATCCTTGATAATGTCCTTAAGAACTAAAGTGTTAGTTTTAGTATTGCTTGACGTAAGAGAATCAATACCAGCTAACATATCTTCGAGAGCAGGCAATTCATTATATAGAATTTCAACTTTACGATTAGAATTCGCTGTTCCTAATTCAGCATACAACGCTTTGATTGCTTTAGCAGATCCTGAGCGAGTCAATCCATTAGGGAAAACATATGCTGGATTAGAAAGATTAGTTTTAAGCTCTGCGAATAACTCATTCCTAATCTTCATCACTTCAGTTGTCTTAGCCATATTAGCAGAAACCGTATTAAGAACTAAGTTCTTAGCTACTATATAACGTGCAGCTGAACGATCTTCAACCTTCTGAATCGCGAGTGCAATCTCAGGCATAACCAAGTAACCTAATGCTTCAAACAGTTTGTTAAACTCTGGCAAGGTCATCATCTTAGTGAAGGCTTCACGATTAGTAGTCGAGTTAGTTTTTATAAGGAACTCTGACTTGTCTTTGTTATTGAAGACTTGAGTAAACAGAATATCATATAACGCATCCCGGTCATTGGTAACTGCTTTAAGGATGTTAGGAATTAACTTAGTAGTTGGATTAGAAGCATCTAAGAATATGATAGACTTGATTAAGTTAATCTGTTCTTTAGTTAGTTCCTTACCAGCAAGTAGTGTGTCTAAGTACAAACCCATTGATTTGGATGTGTAGATAGTTCCTAAGTGCGTGTATACCTGTTCCACATTCTGATTAACGTAGGCGAATGAAGATGTGCCTATACTACTAAGAATTCGTAATTGCTCTTCTTCTGGGAGAAGCAAGAAGCTATCCCTGAACTTAAGGTTAGAAGTTTCACCATATGTAGGGATTCTCTCCAACATAGGAAAACTACTAGTTACATTAGCTGCAAGTTCATCAAACTCATATTCATCTGCATCATTCAATTGTTTGTTCAGCCGGCCAAGAGTCTCAGCTTTCACTTCGGTAACAGATCTCGTTACTACAACTGGTGGAGCAGGCCGTAAGAATTGAGCCTTTGTGTCACCATAGAAGTTCTCAAGTACGGCAAGTGTTGCATCATAAACATTAGCATCCAGTCCTAAGATATCCGCTAAGTAATCTAAGATCGTTTGAAGTAACCGTTTTAGGATAGAGTCTTTAGACTTAGGTAACACTTCTATTGACTTAGCAAGCTCTCTGAACTTAGGATTAGATAACGATGCAACGAACTCAAAAATGTCAAGTTCAGAAGGTGTTGTTTCATATACCTCAGTTAGCTTATATTTACTTCCTGTGTCAGGATTAATTTTACCTTTGACAGCACCATCAAAACGTTTCTTAAGTGCTGCTATACGTTGATATAATAAGGCTTCAGGAGTATCTTTTTTAGATAACCTATCCTTTTTTCCTTTCATTAATGAAGCTTTAGTAACAGCATGCAATCCTTCATGCAACATAAGATGAGACTCTATTTTACCCACGGGTAACCCAACACTAATGGAAAATACTCCATTTTCATCTAAAGCTGTCATAGCTAAATCCTTACGGTACTCACCATTAAGATATATACCTTTAAGAGATTCATATACTTTAGCTTGCTCAGGTAATGCCGTTTCCACTAGCAAACGTATTCGCTCGAGTTCACCTACAACCTTCATTTCACTAAACAATTCCTTAGCTCCATAAGTTTTTCCTTTCTCAACTTCAGGCCCCACTACAATCGCATCTGTTAACTTGTAAGTAACAGTTGTAGGATTAACTTTAATGAAGCTAGACGAAAGTTGTTGAGATACAGTTTTGTGATCTTTCGCAAGATTAGTTCTGCTGATCTCTGACATCTTTAAAGGAGTGTTCAAATTTCCATTTGCTCCCTCTTCTAAGATAGGATTAACAATTGCTTGTAAGAATGGGAGTGTGGTCTCGGCAGAAGTAAAGAAGAAAATTACATTCTCTGCTTGTCCTCGTGCTGTAGCTGCATCACTGCCTCTATCTTGGTACGCACGTTGTAGCGCAGTACGCAGATCAGAAAGTTTATCTTGGTCCGTAAACTGCACACCTTCTCCAAGTAATGCGATTACATCAGGATTAGCGTAGAGCCTATCATAATCAACAAACTCTTTTACGAAACTATCTCCAGTTTTCTCATCTGTTTCATAGTTAGTGAGCAACGAACCTGCCCGATACATACCAGACTGTTTCACATTCTTCTTTTGCACTGGATCCCACTTCATCAAGTTTCTCCGGAGCTGTTCTCCATTTACATTAGAGTTAGCTTTAGCTAGGTTGTTAAATTCATGCTGAGCTGGGCCCATACCTTCACGCATTTGCAACTGCTTATATGGGATTGTGTTCTCTTCTCGATTAGTTGCATCAGTAGAAGCTTCTAATCTGAATCGCTTATTCTTAGTCTCAGTAATAGCTACAATTACATCTCCATTTACTTTAAAGTAATCAGTGCCTTCGATGGTAGTTCCATTCTCATTTAGATACTCAACTGCTTCATCTTCAGTTTCGAACGTGACCATCCTACGAGTTCCACCAAACACACCTCTTACAACCTGATCCATTGCGGAAGAGATAGGAGGAGCAGTAGATTTCTTTTTAATTCCGTAAGTGTTTTCTCCAGTATGCGTATCAATATCTACTTCATAATGTTCAGAAGCAGAACGTACAGTATCACCAAACTCTTCTGAACCAAGTGGAATTCCAAGTTCTTGCTCTAACACTTCTGCAGCACGTGTGAACTCTATTAAATTAGAAACTGAAGATGCATCTAATGGTGAAGAGTTAAGAGGTATTACAAAAGGTTTCTCTGAAGCTGTTACAATACCTTCCCTACCAACACGTTTAAGGTTGCTAAAGATTAAGTAAGGAAAGCCTGGAGCAGGCGTGACGTGAGCTAACTCCTTAGGGGGTTTGTTTTTATGCTTGTCAAAGATCTTAAGATTGATATCAGAAACAATCACATCATTACCTGATGGGTCTTTAACTGTACGCTGTATTGCTTTCCAGTTAACAGTGTACGTACCATCTGCATTTTTATTTACCCAACGTTCTTCCGGATTAAGAGATTGAATGAATTCTAAACCTGAAGGGTGTGTACCGTAGTAAGAAGTGTAGAACTTAATGATTACATCCTCGATTAACGAAGTAGCTCCATTGTCGTAAGCAGGCTGTGCTGTTTCAAATGCTCCAGGAATGTAAGAGATGGATAATGCATCAGCTCGTGTGATCTCAATTTCTCCAGCAGAGATTAAAGAGATATCTGGGATGACTTCAGTAAGTGCTGCTTCATTTAATACAGGCATTCCTTTAAGCGGAATAGTCTTCGCTTCCTCTTCGGAGAGAACCGCAACTCTATAGTACTTACCTTCGTTACCTTTCATTACTACCTGATAGAAGTTTACTCCATTACGTGATAAAGGAATAATATGGCCAATACCTGAAGTAGGCACGTTTCCTCTTGAAAAAGCGTAGTTAGTAGGGTTGATAAGGAAAGCTTCTCCTTCTTGAAGTTCAGGAGTTGGAAGAACGACATCAGCTGGATCTATTGCAGCAAAGCTTTCGCTTGTTATAGCAACGTCTTCAGATGAGTTAGTTTCAACATCTTCCTCAGTAGCAGTAACCTCAGTTAGCGCACTAGGAGAAATAATCGTAACACCAGCTAAGATGTTTTGAAGATTCTTAGCAGAATTGATATTAGAGTTAAAGTAATCCTTTGTCTTAGTAAGCTCTTCTACAGAGTTAGTGATCGTAGAACTCATGTCAGTATTAGGAGCACCATTCACAACAGAAGGAGAAGTAGTGACTAATAGAGACTTAGTTCGAGAATACGCTGTGTAGTAAACCTTATTCATTTCGAAAGGCTCTGCAGGTAAATCAAGTTCATTGATATCTACAAACACTTCATCCCACTGATATCCTTGTGCTTCTGCTACTGTAAGGACAGTTACACCTGAATACTTAGCTTTATCTTCTTGTGAAGAAACTAAAACTACTCTTGAACGTGTAGTAGGTGTAGACAAGAGTTTTTGAAACTCAGTATCTTTAGCACCTATTACTCCAAAGACTGCGGATGTGTCTGTGATAGAAGATAGTTCTTCTGAAGCAGTAGCAATTGGAGATTGTACCTCCTTAGCATTCAACTGGTACTTAGACATAAACGAAGCTATATAACCTACATTTGTGCGGTACGAAGTTGTAAGAGGAATAGTGTTATAAGCACGTAGCGATTTATCGAGTGAAGACTCAGCCTCAGCTTTAAGCTGTGAAGGGTCGCCTAAGGCAATAATCCTCTTAGACTTTATCTTAGCAGTGATAGCATCTAGTTCTTCCTTAGAAAAGGTATAGACCTCATCTATAACTATGTAATCATAAGGGGAGATATCTGCAGCCATAAAGGCTTCAAACGAACCTTTAGTTTTATCTCCAAAGATTGCGTTATTGATATTCTCTGAAGTAAGTTTTGTCTTAGAGAATGCGTAGACTTTAGCTGCTGGGTTCAGCGACTTGTACATCTCATATAGCGAACTAGCTAGTAAGAATGTCTTACCGCTACCACCAATACCTTTAGATAGTAATACGTTATCTCCAGCATGCGAAACAGTTAGCGGAGGATTAGTAAGGAACAACATCCCTTGAGTAAGAACAATGTTCTGTTGTAAGGAAGGCGGTTGTGCTAATTTCTCTTTAAGAGCAACAAACTTTACGTAATCTAAGTTCGAACCCATGAGCTTAGTAATTAACCCTAAAGCTAATGCTTGCTCATAGTAGTCTTTAATTTTAAGAGCGAACTTATCGTCTACGGGCTTAGCAACTTTAGCTAAGTAGTTAAAGTCATAGTCGTTAGAGAACTTAGTGATGTACGGAGGCACATCATCTCCATAATGATCTCGTATGAGATTGTCTATGACTGCTATAGGACCTGTTAAGGAGTAGGTATCCAACTCCTTTACACGAGCAGGTTTTAACCCAAACGCTTCAAAATCTTTTGAGAACTTAATCTCTTTTAGTGAATCTAAGAACTCATGTTCTTGTTCTGCAGTAGAAAGATTTCTAAATGTAGAAACGATAGATAGAACACCATCAAAAGGAAGTACATCATTTTCACCTTCATTAAGCTCCTCTTTAATTTTTGCCATTTTCTCAGCACCTATTACAGACTCAAACAACTTACTCATCTTGGGAGTAAAGATTGCCCTTACTAAATGTGCTGTCAATGCATTGTTTACCTCACGGTGTTTCTCAGAACGCTGATTCACATTCTTAATTAATGCAGGGAATATTTTATTCTCAAGCACATCTAAGAATGCATTTATCTGAGCGAGTTTCTTTGTGTCTTCATGTGCAGTAAAGTAAGCTTTGGCTGCAAGTAGATTAGAGTGCACTGCTTCGTACGCAGTTTCATCTTCAATCAACTCTTCCCTAAACTCAGCAATGTATGCTTTTGTAGGTAATAAGATCTTTTCTTTATAGAACAGCTCATTAACAAATGCATCTTGATCTTCAGCATCTAATGCTTTATAGTCTTTCAACACAGTAGCACTTTCATCTAACTGAGGATCGTACTCACCATCCATGAATCTATTGATGGTGGATTGTCTTGCAGCGATATTTTCTAAAGCTCGAGTATGTTCTGCTATCTTACCTTGTATTAATAATGAACTATTGTTGTAAGCAGCGCTAGTCCAAGGCATGTCACGTAATCCGAAAGCTTCAATAGCTTCTGGTTCCATGATTTCAGATAACATCATAGGATCTTCATCATTTATATGATCTTGAAGAGCATCTAACTCATTCACGTTTGCTTCAAAGTTCGCAGCAACTTCAGAAAGCTTGGCAGACTCTTCTGCTAACTTATTATCTAATGTTACTTTCAAAGCCCTTGTCTCATCATTGCTGTACGGAAGTCCTTTGTACATACCCATTAAGGAAGTGGCAGGTGCTCCCGCTGCTAACTTAGTTTTTATGTCTTCGATACGAATAAGATTATTCGCAGCTGCAGTTTCTAACGAGGCCTTCTTACCTATAGGTGCTCGTGCTAATCTAGTTTCTGTTGTATCAAAGGGACCATTTGCATAAGCATTCTGTGAAAGACTGTATGCAAGTTCATTCAACCTTGCTATGTCCTCAGGAGTTTTGTTTGCTTTCTTACCTAGAGCCTTAGCTTCATTTCTAGCAGCTTCTACATCTAAGTAGAGTTCTTTAAAAGTCTTCTTAAGTTCTGCACGCTTTGAGGTTAGTTCAGTATCTAAACCGTCTAAGTCTTTAAGCATGTTATCTATTACTTCCTTCGCACCATCAGTGGTTGCTTTGGATCTTGCAGATTCTAAGGCTTTCCGTTTAGTTGCGGAGTAGAATAAATTCTTCTTTACCCAAAGATCAAATTGACCATCGGCCATCTCTTTAGCTTTAGAAGATGTAGTACTAGATATGTTCTCGAATGTAGTGGCTAATGATTTGCCTAGAGCAATATTAGCTTTTATATCTGACTCAATCCCTAAGGCAGACAGATCAGCATTCGCACCTTCTTCTAAGGAATCGAAGTAACTACCAATCTCTTCTTTAGAGTAGCCTTTGTTCATAAGTGTGTAGACATGAGAAGCCATAGCTGTGTGCTTGTTCATCTCTGCCATAACAGGATCATTGTTAAAGGCTGCTACAGTCTGAGCATCCCAGAATCTTTTCTCACGCAATTGATTAGTTGTCACTTGAGTAACAGCTTCTGGGTCTACAATCGTATTACCATCCTCATCTAACTCGTAATTAGTTATCTCATGATCTTGATCTCCTAATTTAATAGTCTTTGTAGGTTCGGCCTTGCTAATTTTATTAATAGAGTTAGCATTCTCTCTAAAAGCTACGTGAGCAGCTTTAGAAAAAGAACCTCCGAAAAGATCAGCTCTACGAGCTAACTCCTCAGTTCTCATTCCTTTCTCTTGCTTCTTATCTAACATAGCTCCATAAACACCAGACAGTCCGCCTATCGTAGCACCCAATCCAATAGCTACACTACCTTCTATTTCATCAGCAGTTAGCTCAGCTCCAGGAACAAATGACTTTGCAAAACCTAGGATGTTTGATCCCATGTTAGAGATGATCTGATCTATGTAATCATCCTCATCATCAAGTCTTCCTTTAGCAAGGTTCTTCTCATATTGCTGCATAGAGGTTTGAATGTTCTCTTCCCAGAAACCTTCTGAGAGAATACCTGTCCCAGCTTTAGACCAGAGCTTCGCTTTAACCGCAGCTTCTTCAACTGCTTTCGCTCCACCCTTAGCCCAGATCTTAGATCGTAAACTCTTTTGTGAAGAGCTCCACGCTCCGTGTAAGAAGGTGTTCTCTATGAAGTTAGGCACTATAAGCGCACCTACGTTTGTTTTAAATACACGAGCAGCTGCTTGTCCCGCTTGGAACTTAGCTGTTTCTTCATCTACGCCTTTCTCAATAAGAATCTCATATACATCCTTACGTGTACCGTACGCTTCAGCTGCAGCCTCTGCTACAGTATTGTAACCTGTGCTTGTAGCAAGCTTAATCTGTTGTCCTGTAGGCGCAACACTCTTTAAGAACTCAGCAGTATTCTTTACGAGGTCACGAGTACCAAGTATTGTCTTAGCAACCGGACGTGCAAATCCTTTTAGGATAGCATCATCTACAGCTTGTAGGCCGGCATCAGCGAGTCTAGATACAGGCACGGCTCCTTCTAATTGTCCAAATGCTTTTGTAGCAGCTACTAAGGATTCATCAAGCGCACCAAACTTAGAGCCTATGGTTAATGCCCTAGCTCCTGTTCCAACTGCTCCACCCACTTTACCAATCACGGCACCGGGTACATACGCAGATGCTACGTACGCTATTCCATCTGCAAGGTCAGTTGTCCAGAACTTAGCAGTTCCCATCTTACCGATCCAACCGGAGTCATTGTATTGTGCGGAAGAGTATGTAGGTAATACATCACGTAACTTCTCATCAGCTTCTTGGCCCCACTTAGTAATAGAGTTATCCCATAACGGAGAGAGATCTTGGTCAGCTATAGCTTTGGGAATGCTAAGTACAGAACCAAATCCTCCTACTACTTTAGGGATAATAGATAAGGAACGTGAGAGTAGCCCACTACCTGCTGCATCCCAGAAGCTCTGGTTCTCAGCTCGGTTTTCTTCTTGATTATAATCTGGGCGATAGTTCCTATCGTACGAATTAGAGTTAGCTGCTAATGGTACGGTTACATCTCGTCTAAGATCTATTCGTGTTAATTTAGGAACTCCAAGTTCAGCTAAACTTTTTCCTTTTACGACCTCTGGCATATTATTTTAATTTTTTGTAAATTCCGTTTTTGTAACTAGGAATATTATTAATTAGTTCACTTACGGGTAAGTCGTATTGAATCGGTTCCTGCTTACCTGTTTCCTTATTGAACTGAGTATCTTGTACACCATTGCGGTATAAGAAGTAAGTAAGTTGAAGATCTTTTCCTGAGCGCTCTCGTGAGTTTTCTATGTTTAAATTTGGAGCAGCACTAACACCATCCCCTATTTGAAATTGTCTTCCCGTAGTTTTACCTCTTGTATAAATGTCTTGGTATGATTCACCCATTGCTTTGTTTTGTGTATATCGCTCTTGGTCCTGATCCACAATTACGTATTGCTTACCATTTTTAGGTATAGTAAGTCCTCCTCTTGGAACAAAAGGTTGCGGCACTATGTATTTAACATCTTGAGATACTTCAGTGCCATTAGAAGATGATGTCTTATTCATTAATAGATCACTGCCTTCTATTCCAGCTGCTTCAGCAGTCATTTGATTACCAGTGCCTAACTCATATACTTGTACTGATTTAGGAGATTGCACTAACGCCGAGTACGCAGAAGTCATAAGTTCTTTACCGCCATTATCATAAGGATATATGATCCTGTATAAAAGCTTGAGCTAATTGTGGCATAATACCTCTCTCACGAACTAACTCAGGATCAGCTAGTACTTTAGAAAGATTTTGTTGGCGCTTGTAACGTTCTGATGAGCTTTCTTCGATTTGGTAGTTAAATAGATTGCCATACGAAGATCCTGATAAAGCAGTGTTATTAGGTCTGTAGTTTACGTCTTTAAACATAGCGTCTTGGTCTAGTGGTTTATACGGCGTTACATTTTCTACTGTAGATAGAAAATTATATCTCGGAGTAAAATCTTCTTTTAATCTAGCATCTTGACGATCTTGATTGTACTTAGCAAGTGAGAGTGGATCACGCTCT